GCTATTGTTCAAGAATGACACTTTTAGCCCGATATTTCTAAGTTCCTGCGGAACTTGGGCAATGGCGCCCTCCAGACTATACTTATTGGTTCTACCGATACCAGAGGTCGGGTACACAACCGACACATTGATTTCATTAAACAGCTTGTTGATGGATGTGCGTGTGCCGGGATGTACCACTGCATCAGAGGTTGTAGCGGGATAAATAGTCTCCCAACCTTTTGAAAGTTTATAAATTTTTGTCATATAATTCCTATTTTTGCCTAAGTTCCGCAAGAATTTGAACTGCTGTTATTTTTATGTAATTATTCATTCATTGTCTTTTCCCGGAAACTGCTAAATGCAAGAAAAAAGCATCCAGCATATCAGAATATTCCTTCGTTGAAAGCGCTGCGAATATTTGACAATACTGTTGATACTTAATTTTCACAACTACAATATTGATGTTACATCGTCAATTTCCTCGGCCGTTAAGTATCCCGTTAAGTCGATACTTCCACCCCCTCCAGTCTCCCCTGTGGCACTCCATATGCCTTTTGTCTCGCAGCGAAAGATTGGTCCCGGTATCGTATCACCCACTATGGCCCAATCACCTACAATCGGAGATGGTATAGCCGCTTTTAATGCTTCAATAGTAGGATACAGCCCTTTACTCACCCCCTTAATGTTTTTTGCTTCAAACCAGCCGTCCACTCTCACGTTACCTTTCAAGTGGGTTTTCCCTTGAATAATCGCATCACCGCCTATCGCTGTATTGCGACCAATGGAAACATCACCGTCTATTTGTCTTGATTCATGACTCATATTAATACAGATTTTGCCAATTCGTTCAATGCGGCACTTTTTTCCGTATCGCCGAATGTCGTTAATACTAATGCAGCTATGGTGTATATCACAGCATCATAACATTTCTCGCAGATTTCTATTGAGTCATATATGTCTATTTCCGGATAAGGTAGATATACAGCACGACTCACTTTCGCTTCTGTCGTTTTGCATGAATAAAATTCCATCACTCTTCCTTCCGGTCGTATGGATATAGCGCAAACAGGCCGTTGGCATGTTCCTCTTATGCCTTTAAATCGGGAAGACTGTTTTTTGTATTCAGGATCATCGGTACTTATGGGGTTAAATACCGCACGTTCCCAATCGTTCATTTGAAAAGCTACAAGACGCATGAAATCTTCCGGTAGCAATATCCATCCACTTTCATGCTCTTTCCAATATATAGCATCACCGAAGTTATGTCCACCATCAAGCAGATAAGGCGATGCAGAGCTGTGTACGCGCTTCACCGCTTCCACAATTTTCGATGCAATGATGTCGTCAAGTGCAAGGGTGTCCACATCGCCTATAATCTTCAGCGTATCGCTGTTTGTGTTCTGGTCCAAAGCGATGCGTACATCCTCTTGTATTTTGTTCTTCTGATATACAGCCATAAGTCCTTATCTTTATTCCAAGCCCTCGAACTCAATTCCGTTTGCAGCAGCCTGCTCCATGATTGCCTTGGTTGAGCGCATGGAAGTGCGGCTGATGCCGAAAGTATCTGCAAGGTAATCCTTTGCACTTGCAATGTCGCTTACTTTGACTTTGCGAGATGTCGTATTGTTATCCCCTGCGTCTTTTTGCGGCTTTTCGTCCTGTCTGCCGGTTTCGTTGTCAGGTGTGTCTTCACCATTGTGTGTGTCTTCACCACTGTGCGTACCTTCAACATGCAGTTTTTCAGGTGAACCGCTTTTAGACGCTTTGCCGGCTGTTTCTGCTGTCTCGGATTGCCCGTGCGCAGAATGAAGTTTGAACAGTTTGCCAAACTTGTAATGGTTCTCTACAGACTTCTGTATATCTTCATTGTCGGTAGTGAATACGCTACTTCCGTTTGACAATGGAACGAATGCAATATGCAGGTTCTTCTTACTCGGAAGTACCACATTAATACTGATATTAGTATTCGCCTTGTAGGTTTTTGTAATCATATTCTTAAAAGTAAAAAGGGAACGGGACACCTTATCCCATCCCCGGTAATTAATAATTCTTTATGAACTCTTTATTATGCTGCAATTAAATCTTGGGCAGGTGCTTTAGCCAGTCTCATACGTGCATGTGCCTTTGCATAGCGCAGATACAGGCAACTTACCTCTTGAATAACTACCGCATCAGTACGACGGATACCAGCCTTTTGCAAGTCGAGTACGTTACGTGCCCAGGACACATGTGTTTTCTTAGAAAGATATTCCGGGTCCATTGCAAAGCCGCAATCACTCATTCCGTTTACATCGAACAGTTCATGGTGTATGGTCAATACTTCTCCGAAATCAGTATCCCAAGATTTGAATTTCAAGTTCCATACCTCCACGGTATCTTTCAAGCGGAATTTTTCGCTCTTTATCTTGGAGAATGCAGAGAGCATATCACTTCCACAGAATAAAATCTTACGCTTATTACCGATGCCGGTACCAACAAAAAGGTCTTTGGTAATATCCACAAGGTTTTCATCGGTAATTATGGCGCATTTCTTGTCAGTATCCCATTCGCCCACCTCGATGTCCTTTCCGGCCATCCACCAGATACCACCTGTAAACCAAGTGTTCATGCCGTCCTTTGCAATGTGCTTGATAACCTGCTTCACACCGAACAGATAAGTATTTTCCATTGCGAGGCGCATATCATATACACCGTCTTCTTCAATGTCTGAGAAATTCCAGTTCACTTCTTTGGCGGCAATCTTGTCAAAAGTTGATTGCTCTACCTGAATCATGAAGTTCTGACAATACTGGGTTTCAGGCATAGGGATATTATTGAATCGTCCTGTCTGAACATCCAATTCCCCACATGCTTTTCCCATGCGTACAAGCGTTGTTCCTTGTGGAATTTCCGGAACAAGAATCGGCTGTTTGCTTGAATCATCCATTTTGCCATTTACGGCATACACTGTAGGAAGATTTGTTGAGCTGTCCTTTCCGCACACACAAAGCACGAGGTCCGGAACGTTGCTGTCATCTTCCGTATATTTCGTTCCGTCCGGTTTGGTGATGGCGCTGACACCGACTACCCTAATGGTATCATCCAACGTGAACATATTCAAATCATCTACCGGCAACGACACGCTCGCACCGCTGAGCATAGCTTCCAGCTTTTTGTTGGTACTGCATTTGATTTCACGTGTACCCACGCTGTAATACTTCACTTCAAATGAATTGGTGGAGCTTGATTTTGCATAACGGCTGATTTGGTCAATTGGAGTAGCCATCGGACGGATTTTCACGATGCGTTTGTCCACATCACTCAAATAGAAATTTGGGTCGCCGGTTTCACGCCCTCCTGTTTCAGTGGAAATACCGTCTGTTCCACCCGTACCGTCCGCACCAGCTGTTGTTTTACCCGCATCAGGCAGGTTCGATGCTTCTGCCATCATGACACCGCTTGATGCACCCGTCACAAACGCCAATATCATCAGCGTAATGCGACAAAAGAAACTCATTGTTTTCTTCATTGCTCGAAATTTTAAAAGTTAAAAATGTAATTGGTTTATATTTATCTGTTTATCGCCTTGCGTTTTTCACCGCCACGCTCCCAGATGTTCTGTGTACCATCATAACGCCCGATTGCACCGAGGTCAGGCATCTGCCGTGAACCGCCACTGCCGCCACCGTTTTTACCGGCAAGGTCGGCTGTACCGTCATTTTTGCCTGCTTTGCGTAGCTTTTCTTCAATCTTGCTGTTGCGCCCCTTTACTTCACCCTCGTGTCCGGCAGCTTCAACATCGCTGTCGTGCCTGATTGCTTTTATGGCCATTTCTATGCTTTCACGTGTAAACTTGCCCATGATTCCGTCACGTACAATGCCTACAAGGAAATCCATTGCGCTGTCGATGTCCTCATCCGGCAGTCCTTCTTCCTGCTGCATGGTTTCAAGGGTGGTCAGGGTTTCGTTGATGTTCTTTTGATACTCTCCCTCATACTCTTTCTCTTGGGCAATGCGTTCTGCAAATTCCTTGTTGGCAGCAGCAAGTGCCTCCTGCTTTTCGGGGTCCTCAAGCGCGGCTTTGAAATCGTCTCCGAACTTGCGGACCATTCCGACAATAGGGTCTTCTCCCTTGCGCCAGTCAGTAAGGAAAGCGGCACTTTGCGGGTTGCTTGCAAACAGGTCGGACAGCGCTTTTTCACGTTCCCTATAACCGGACAATTCCTTGTCGTAACCATCGTAATCGTCATTGATTTGACCGAATAACGCTTCATCATCGGCAAATTCCTTGTCCGGATACTTTGCTTTCAATCGCTCCGTGTATCGCTCGCGATTGCTCTTAACTTCCGTATTATTAGGCATAATTGAATAATTTAAATTTTGACTCTTATCAATAAGGCAAAAATAGTGAGGGAAACAGGAATAGCACGTTTATCTTTTTACGCACCTATTGGTAACTTTGAAACACAGGTAGATAGGTAGAATGAAGCACAAGGGAGCAATTATGGAATACTCACAAGAGCGCATGGACGACTTGATGAGGGCATACGATGAATACATTTCATCGTGTGATTACATCCGTATGCCCGAAGTGTACAACGCAATAGTCAATATGCCTTCCCGCAGGTTTTGGGTAAGCGACATCCGTGCAGCATTAGTCATTTCATCAATAATGAGAGGGGATGATAACTTAAGCGCAATGTGGCCGTTGAGGAAAGAAATGTACGAGGAGATATACGCACGGGTGCTTAAACTGAAAGTGGAATACCCCGATTTGACTGTTTCAGAACTCTGTTCCAAAGTAATCGCACAACCGGCACCCAAGTTTTACCTGACGCCGGGAAGTGCCAAGATGATGATATGTAAGGCTAAGAAGCGATGGATACAAGAAAAGTGGAAAAGGTTGCAGCTCTTGTAATTGCTGCTGTGGTTATATGTTTGTCATTTTTCAAAATATGGGATTGGCAAAACGTTGGCATTTACGATGGAAGTAATATGCAAGGACGTTTGTTGTACCCGTTCTTCCATGCAAATACCTTTCACGCTTTGCTCAACTCATGGTGCTTGTTGTCGGTGGTTTTCATCTACGATATCGGAATAGGGAGATTGCTGTCAGCCTATATGATTGCTGTTTTTGTTCCAGTTGACACTCTCGGATATTTTATGGCAATGGATTCGCCGACGGTGGGGTTGTCGGGGATGGTATTTGCCCTGTTCGGCTCAATCTCGTTCGAGGTATTGCGCAAACGATACTATCAGTCATGGATGATATTCTACCTTGCAGCAGGTTTCTTGCTTCCTAACACCAATGCGGTATTGCACCTTTGGTGTTATGTTTCAGGGGTTCTTGTGGCTCTGCTTAACAAACCGGTAATAAAGAAATCACATGGTTAAAGGCAGTATAGACATAGAAGCCATTAACGATATATTGACAGAGAACGAACGGCGTAATGCGATTGTTTATGCAAAATTCAATCCAATTACCGGAGAAGGCTCTGTCGGTAAGCGTGTAAAGTGTACCATTAGTGACTTTCCTATACATACCCAGTGGTTGCCGGAACGTATCATGAAAGTACCGCTTGTACGCCAACTCATCGAAGCTGGTTCTATTTCCAAATTCCTCACGGACTACATGGGCGTGGAAGACAATCAGGATGATCGCCTGAAGGTTATAGAGCAGTTTGTACGCATACGCAATCGTGAGGACTTTCCGTTTTGGGCGGCAACGCTTGTATACATCAAGAAGAAAGGTGGTGGAGAGGATGTACTGTTCCGTCTGACAAGACCGCAACGCCGATTTGTAGAACGGCTTGAAAAATTGCGTATTGCCGGAAAACCAATACGTATCATCCTGCTTAAAGCACGTCAATGGGGTGGTTCTACCACTTCGCAGCTTTATATGGCATGGTTGCAGCTTCTTCACAAAACCGGATTGAACTCGCTCATCATCGCACATCAAGGTGCCGGTTCTGATGAAATCAAGGATATGTTCGACAGGATGATTAAGAGTTATCCGGTCGAAATGCTTCACAGAATTGATGAACTCTACGATGAGAATGAACCGAAACTTGTAGGAGTGGGTAAGTCCGGAAGTATATACCGTGTGCCGCAACGAAACTGCAAAATCAAGATTGGTACAGCGGAACGTCCGGACAGTTGCCGAGGTGGAGACTATAATCTTGTACACCTTTCAGAAGTGGGAATATGGAAAGCAACGGAAGGTAAGAAGCCGGAAGATATTGTGCGCTCTGCCTGTTCGGGTATCCTGCTCAAGCCCTACACCATGATTGTTTATGAAAGTACGGCAAATGGTACAGGCAACTTCTTCCACAGGGAATATACAGCCGCAAAGGAAGGGGAATCCCAATTTGAGGCTATGTTCGTTTCATGGTTCGACATCGAACAATATACGCTCGCTTTTGATTCGGACAAAGAAAAATGGGATTTTGCAGAATGGCTTTATCAGAACCGGGACAATGAAAATACAGATTCCGAACGTGAGGAATGCGGTAAGTATCTTTGGTCGCTGTGGGAAAAAGGTGCTACGCTCGAAGCTATCCATTGGTATATAGCCGAACGCAGGAAGTATAACGACCATGGACAGATGGCGGCCGAATTTCCGTCTGATGATGTGGAAGCCTTCGTACATTCGGGAGCACGTGTGTTCGACAAATACAAGGTCGATGCAATGCGCAAGACCTGCAAGAAGCCTAAATATGTCGGCGAAGTCTGTGCCGATGCGGATGAGGGCAAGAACGCTCTGCAGAACTTGCGTTTTGTGAAAGACAAACAGGGGTTGTTACATATTTGGGAATTGCCCGAAATAGATGAAAAGGAAGTTGTCACCAACCGTTATTTGACTATTGTCGATGTCGGAGGACGTTCCAATAAAGCAGACTTCTCTGTTATTCTTGTGCTTGACCGTTTATTCATGGCTGATGGTGGAAAACCCGTTGTAGTGGCGCAATGGTATGGGCATTGTGACATTGACCAACTTGCATGGAAAGCAGCACAAATAGCGGCTTTTTATGACAATTCACTTTTGGTGATAGAAAGTAACACGTTGGAAACGCATGACAAGGAGCGGCAGGTGGATGGAGACCAGTCACAGTTCATCCTTAATCAGATTAAGGAGATTTATCCTAACCTCTATGCACGTAGCCAGTCCGAAGAAGCCATACGTGAGGGCTTGCCAACCAAATACGGCTTCCATACCAATGTATCCACTAAACCGATGATTATTTCAACGTTGGTTAAGGTTATTCGTGAGAATATGTACACAGAACGTGATGAGCGTTGTTTGGACGAATACCTATGTTATGAAAAGAAACCGAACGGTGCCTTCGGGGCAATTAGCGGAAAGCATGACGACCTGTTGATGACGCGTGCCATAGGTCTGCACATCTGCTTCTTTGAAATGGAGATACCGAAGATTGTACCACGCATCGGGAGATTTAAAGTCAGGAAAAAGAAAGCTGTCTCGGCAGCAACAATATAAGTTTAATTTAAAAACAAGGAACTATGAACATTTTCAAAAGAATCAGTGCTTCGCTTCGTTTACGTGAAGCGATCAGACAAGCGGACGAAAAACACAAAGAAACCGGAGAACGTTACTACGTTATGCCTGCTGGTGGAAAAAAAGGACAGCTTATCATTATGGATAGAAAGAACTTCCGCAAGTTGAAACAGAAAGGCTACATCAATCACAATACGTTCGTGAGTGACCTCGAATGCGAATGTTTCTACTGTACCCCCTACAAAAACGGTTCAGGCACGCTTCCTTCGGTTGTTATGACATTGAAACGTAAACAATATTTTTCATGGGTTAATTCGCTGAAAAAGTCAAAAGAAAATGGGAAAATACGGAAACATTGATGGCATTGTCACACTGACGAACGACCCTCTTGCACTTGACAATATCCATAAATTGAAAACCGGTGACCGAATCATGTGCAATGATAATGGACATACCGGAACAGTATTGGAGGTAGATAGCGATGGGTATGGTTGCACCGTTCGCTTTGACGATACGGAAGAAACATGGATAGAATGTGAGCAACTATCCAAAGAATAAAAAAAGGGGCATATCCGATGGATGTGCCCCTTTGATTTAAGCAGCTCTCATTGCATCATATAACTGGTTTACTGCATTTATATTTGTACCCTGCTGCGCCTGTTGAAGTAACTGAGGAGAGATACCTTCAGGTATTTTGCCCTGCTCCAGTTGCTCTTTCTGAGATTTGATGCTTTGCAGCAATTCATCTGCAAACGGGAAATCTCCATGCTCAAGCAGCTGCTCTACACTAATTGCCTGAGACTGGTACAACTGCATAAGCATATCGTTAGCAAGATGCCTGTATGCCGGTGTTGAAGTGCTTTCGGTAATGCTTAAATCAAATTCTACATCACGTATTTTCTTCGGGTCATATTCGATTTGTGCACCACTCTTGCCTGCAATATTGAATACACGTTTGCTATCATAAAACTGTTGCATATTCTTCACGTCCTTGTATGCACCGTCAACTACAAAGCAACTGAACGACTCCAGCAAATCAAGTAATGATTTGGTGGAATTTTCTGTCTGTTGGTTATAGTGTGATGCGCTTTCTCCCGAATATCCCGGTTTCCCTTGCAATGCACCTGTCACGCCTGAAATGTCCTCAAAGAACTTCAGCTGTATATTGAGCAATTCTGCAATACCTATGTTGGTGGAATTGTTGGCTACCTGCTCCGGAACCTTACCACTCTTGCTCGGCTTATAGACAATCACGCCGTTAAACTCGGTCCAACTCTCTGCAATATCGTCAATGCTCACACCATCAGGAAGACAATCCTCCGGCATCATCAGCACACCTTTTGCGCTTGCCCTCATAATCCAGTCATAGAGAGTTATCAACCGGTTGGTATATCTCTGCTGGTCGATTACATCAGCAACGAATGAATGGATTTCACCATCAATGAACGGATATGCCTTGAAAACATATGGATGGCTTCCATGCTCGTAAGGCGTTTCCCCCTCCCTCAATATGTCGCCAAAAGGAGAAAGGTAATAGAAATACCAATAATCGTCCACAAACCAAGTAGCTTTTATCAACGGAACCTCATCTTCCGGCATACCGGCTTCCTTGGCCATACGCATACGTTCTTCATTTTCAGTAAGCACCACTTGTGCGTAATCTTCTTCGTCTATTTTGAAAATATCGCCGTTTTGGTAGTCATGGCAACGGTATCTCGGTTTTTGCTCCTTGCGCCATATCTCTATCACACGGCATCGTCCCGGCTCGCTTGTGAATAGAAAATCGTAGTTTTCCAAGCGGCTATACCCGAAACGCTCCGCATATGTGGCTATGTAATCTTTCCTTGCCGCCCACTTGTAAATGTCACGCAATTGTCTGTATTCCTGCGGACTTGATGCGAACTGTTCACACAACTGCCCGAAAGAAATGTCGTGAACTTCTCCAAGCACGGAAACATCCCAACCTCTGAAATCTCTCATGTTGTTGTCAATAAAGAAATTATTGGGTTGCACATAGTCCGTCCAACAATCCTCTTTTCCATTACGCCAACCGTACGACTTACGGTGAACGATAAAACCGCTTATCAGGAACTCTTCCATAGTTCGGGCGTATACATCGTTCATTCGGTTAAGCTGCATGTTGCATTGAAGTATCGTACTCATCGTTTCACCAAGTTTCTGTTCATCCCGATCACGTGCGGTACAGGTCGGTTCTTTACTTTGGCTTCGATACACGCCAAGTACGCTTCGCACAAGCCTACGGATAAGGTTGTTTTTCAAAGGCACGTTGCCTTGACTTTTAATGTATTCTTCCTCGCTCATGGATTTTCCGTCCACACAAATCATATCGTCCCATTGGAAACCATAGGTATAGCGTTTGTTTCGCTCCCGGTCTTTCCGAAAATCTTCCATCTGATTCCAATAGTATTGTGCTTCCATCAGAATATCAAATGCCCGGCGGTCTCCATATCGTTTTGCAGAAACAACGGTGTCTATCTCGGTAGCATCATCTCGTTTGGTAGAGATACGGCTCATGGGTAGCAACTTTCTTTTGTTCTTATTCGTATCCATAATTTCATCGTTTTAATGATTGCTCGGAACAAAGATACTATTCCGGGCAATCATCCTATGTTTAACTATTTACGGGTCTCTAATTCTTCCAACTTGCCAAGCATTTCAACTTTCAAGTTCATAATCATGGTTTCAACTTCTTCTCGCTGTGTCGGGTCAATGAGTTTTAGAGCATCGCTTGCTTTTCGTATGGCTTTGTCATAGCCTTTAACCAAAACGTAACGTTTGAATACCTCTGAATTGATAAGTTCATTTATCTTTTCAGCATACTCGATGTTACCCATTCTGACCTGATTTTTGTATCCGCTTAAAGAATGCTGGACACCTTTCATTTCATCAACTGCATCAGAATATTCACGGTTGATTTGACTGCCTGTTGTCCGTTCGTCTGCAGTTTGATAGAAACTGCTTATGACAGGTACGTTATGCCATTCCTGCAAATCTTCATTCCACAGCATTTCCAATGTCTTTTGGGCCTTGTTCAGCGTTTTGCCGACACCTCCGAGATAACTTTCAAACAGATGTTCAATCAATGCCGGGTTATTTAGGTTGACTACTCCCAGAAGTGGCTTGTCAATCCAACCTTTATCAACATTGTTCCCTCCTGTTATCTCGTTCAGCCACCTTGTACCGTCAACAAGCCAAGGGGCGGTACTCTTGTACGCCTTTGTCCACTCTGGATCCATTTCGTTCCACGTGTGTTTACGGTAAATAGGTTTACCAAAATAATCCGTATTGGCTATAATCTGTGCAAATGGTTGTCCTATAGTCGGTGTAAGGCTTACTGCGACATTGCCTCCGTTTCCTGTTAGGTCAATAGGAAGCATGGACGAGAATCCGGTTGCTGCCTTGCTTAAACCGTCTTCAACATTTTCCTTTCCGGCAAGGACTGAATATGCTATTTCTCCCATACTGTAGAAAGGTCTCATTTCGTGTGGTAATGGAAGCGTCATATATCCGTTTTCACTCCAAGGTACATAAAGGACGAGGTTGTTCCTGCGTACCCATTCCGGCAAATCCCAATAACTGTTGTCATCGTCATCTCCACCAAGCAGAGCCTGTATAGCCAAGTTCATCATTGGGACAAGGAAACCCGCCGATGAGAACAGGGTTAATGCCATAGTGGTTTTAGCAGGGTGTTTTTCCATAAGTTTACCGAAGTTCGCTACACTCTGAATGGCTGCATTGAAGAAGATGTAACTGAAGTTCATGACACTTGCACCCAGTCCGCCACTTCCTTTCTTGTTGAAGTTGACGGTAATCTCTTTCGCATCATATATTGAGTGTGCCACATCTCTGCCCATTTGTCGGCTTGTCATATACACCATGAAGCGTGTCGTGTCCTCCGCGCTTCTATTCAGAAACTCCACGCTATCCCACAATCCGTTCCATGCTTTTTGGGTAATGGAACTTTTGCCCTCTGCTTCTTTTACGAAACGCTTGATGTTTCGTTTGTAGTCTTCAACTGTATTCAGTTGGGTAAATCCTGTTTCGCCTCCATTACGGATAAACTCGTCAAAATAACGTTCCAAATCGTTATTCCTATCAAGCCTGCCGTTTCTGTATTTTACAAGCAGACGTGGTAGTTGAGCCTTAACCAGGCATTCTGTTACATTCTTGTTATACTTGGCTGTATATGCAGCGTTTTCTTTAATGGCTACTGCCGTACCTGCCCAAATGATGTCTCTTGACAGGTTACTCACGACAAAGGCAGGGTTCATTGAAGTAAATGCTCTTGCCATAAGATTCTTCACCGCTTTTGCAGCCTTGTACAGACTGCTGTCGTTTACATCCGGGTTGGTCAATCCGTTGATGGCTTGTGCCGCTCTTGGATTGCCATTGATATAAAGGCAATATTCCTTACCGGCTCTTTTTACTCTTACAACGTGTTCCTGACCTTCACGTTTCGTAATATGCATACTTAGTTTCAGCCCGTCCTTCTTTTTCGTGGCATTATCTCCGAGGGCTTCCATTTCCTGCTCGAATTGTTCGACAATGGAAGCCACCTCGTCACCTGTCGCATCTTCCGGGATTACAGGGTTTCTTGCTTCCCATTCACCGGTGGCATTGTCAAGCACATACCATTGTTCGCTAACGCTTACAAGTTCATTCGGATTGTTTAGAATGAAGTTCAGAAATTTCTGCTTCATCAGATTCCTGTTTCCTTGAACGATGCTGCTTTCCGCCATGAATCCAATGGTGGCCAACGGGTCGTCAGCCAGACTTGTACGTCCTTCTGCTGTCTTCAATGTCGGAGAAAGCATCAGACGGTTGCTTGTCATATATTCGTATTCGTTGGAAGCGACTTCGCAATCCCAACCTCTTAATGGCACATAATATTTGAACATTCCACAAATTTTGTCATAAGTGGATTTGCTCATCAAGCCGCTATTGTAACTTTTGCGTAACGTTTCTTTGGTCGCAGCGTTGATTTTATCCCACAATTCGGACACACTGTATTTGTTCTCGAACTCATCAACTATCATTTGTGCAGCCTCGGTGAAATTATCTTTATCACCGGTCAATTCAGTCAAACCCGAATAATCACGTGCAATAGTACCGTCCCAAGTGTCACCATCCTGTTCTGCATCTCGTTTGGAGAATTCCTCATTACGCTCCAGACCATGCTTTGCTATGATGTACGACTTCAACTCTTCATAAGATGCACCTGATTTGATAAGTTTCTGAATAGCTTTCATCAGAGGTTTATAGAAATCCCTTTCATATATCTCCGCTTGCGACTTGTTTTCTGCCGACATTCTGTTTTCTGCAATATAGGCATTTTCAAACGAATGAATTGGATTCCCTGTTTCTTCTGAAATCATGTCCTGCAATGCTTTCAATGCGGACATACTGTCTTGATACGCCTCTTTCAGTCTGTACAGGAGATTTTCTTTCCATTTGACACTTCTGCTTTTATTGGGTGTACGGACTTTCCTGTCATAGCGTTTCCTTAAAGAGTCGCCGTCACGGTATAGTGCATCATCACTTTCTGTAACAGTCTGATGATGTGGGTCGGAAACCGCATAATTTCCGACTTTCAGTTCATACTGCTTTGCCACATCAGCGGCTTCTCCCAATATGTTTCTGTATCTGCCCGGTTCCGCAAGGTTCTCGTAACTGCGCCACAAGATGTAGCGTAGTTCGTTGTCCGATAGAGTAACCCCTCTGAAATCCTCAAAGCCTATCTTATGGAGCATATTCAGGAAGAAATCCTTTATCTGCCTCCACCAACTTGCGTTGATGTTCTCAAATTCGGTATCTTCTGCAAGCGAAGCCAGATATTCTTCTGTTGCTGTATAAGTAAAGTCGCTTTCGCTTTTAGGCAGGTTTGCAATAATCTCGGCTTGCTCGAATACCGATGTTACACCCTTTATCGCATGCTGTACATATTGTCGATACAATTTCTTACGTATATTCGTAATGCGTCTGCGTATGTTCTCATCGGCATTGTTGAATACATTATCGAGGAATGTATCAAAATGTTCTCCGAACAACTGGCGCAAACCATAGTGCGCCACAGCCTCATGCAGCAGTGTCTGTTCAACATCAAACGTACTTGTATGGTTGGGAATGACAATGGTTATCTTCCCTGTACTCTTCGAGTAGATGCCTTTTGCACGCTGCTTCTTTCCATCCAAGACGGAAGCATCAGTAACAACCTCCACATTGTCAAGATGCAGTTTCTCTGCAAGGCTTTCCACACGTTCTGCCATTCTTTGGCGTTCACGCTGTGCAAATTCCCTCCGCTGCTTTGCCGTTCTCCTTGACTGGCCGAGCAGTTTTGCTACTGGGTCATTCTCAAAACCGACCTCATCATCGGTATATGCACCATCACCTTCACGCAGATTTTCCCTTTCAACACTTGGATTCTCAAAACTTTCCACTATCTTTGTGATAGAAGAAAGTCTTGGATTGCTGAGGGCTTCCGTTTCGAGGACGGAGTGGTGCAGATAGTCTAAGGCTTTTTCTTTATTAATGTAATTGGCAAAACCTCTCTCTATCCAATCAATTATATTATTGTTTCCTTTCCCAAAAATGGAAGTCACCACATTGAAATCAATATCATTCCCTCTTCCTACCGACAATGTTACCAAAAAGTTACCCTGCTCCGTTTTTAATTCGGTAAGAACAGATCGGTTTTCTTCTTTTCCATAATTTTCAAACACGGCAATAGGATTCGCCACTGCTTCGGGAAGATTCTTTAATTCCTCCAGCTTGAAGCCGTGCTTCTTCATCTTCTTTATGACTTTGTTTCCGTACAGTTTCATGGGTTTGTCGGAAACTCCGGCTGACAACAGTATGTCCGATGGAGTGCCAAGGTTAAGTATCACTTTGTCTGCATTGGATTCTGTCAACTTTTCCAGTTCCTCGTTAAACCTATCGTTCACTTCCTCCAAATCATCTTCCCGATACAGCACATTGTCATCTTCTTCTGCAGTGGAAATATTATTTGCAGTTTCAACGGTAGCGTCCATTTCCGCATACTTGGCTTCCTTTTCCTCCAGTTCTTTCTTCATCAGTTCGGCATATTCCTCCAACTGTGATTTTGCCTGTGCCAATTCTTCTTCATATTCGAAAGGTTTGCCCTCTCGTAACAGGAGTTCTTTCAATTCGGCTTCATTATGCTTCTTGTTTTGCTCTCCGGCATTCAATCTCTCGGCAAAATCCTTTCCTGTAATCACATTGACTGTAATGTCTTCAATAGCATTGCGAAGCAAATTTTGGCGTACCGGCACATCTTCAATGCCGAGTTCGGGACATGAGTAGGTCATTTTACGCTCAACATCATTGAAAAGTGTTGCACCGTCACGCATGGTCTGCCTTGTCAGCTTTGTTGTAACTACAAATGAAAAATCGCCTATCTGTATAGTCAGTTCCCGTTTTTGTTCTCCTGCAATCTCACCGTCTTTCATCTGTTTCATTTCAGCAATAACACTCTTGTTATGTTCCTTGAAGAAATCACCCATTGTATCAACAGAAGCAAAACGATGTTTTCCGATTACAATTTCCTTGAATTGCCCATCGGGGAATGATGAATGTACAGCATCTAAATATCTACTGTTATCCTCAATGCACTTTTCCGCATCCTTGATAAAGGCTTTCAATCTTGGCTTGGCATTGTGAATATAGGTTTGGTCTGTTTCCCATTGCTTTTTGCGGCTTGCATATTTACGCACATTCTTTTCCGCATTGTTTTTCAGCATAGCATACTCACTGCCGGAGAGCTGTGCAACGGTATCTCCAAACACATCTTCTTCCTCCTCAAGTACACGGTTGGTCATGCTGTTGTTCATCATCTGCTTGCCGTTCATGATACTGTCGGCAATCGCTCCCTTTGTTTTCAAGCGTTGGTAGGCGGTAACATCCAAACTGTCCTCAACTCCGAAACGCAAGATGCGTACAGGCTTGTTCATGTCCTTATGCAAATTTCCCTGTCGCAAAATGCGTCCGTTGCGCTGGGTATAGTCCATAGGACGGTTGGGCGCATCCAAATGTATCAGCGTGTGCAGTCGTTCCTGAATGTTCACGCCTGTACCGAGCGTAAAGGTCGAACCGAGAATCACGCGAACCTCACCACGGTTTACCTTTTCAAAGATTTCAAGTTTCTTCTTGACAGTCATTCCCGACCTCATTACTACAATCTCATCAGCAGGAACTCCCTCTGCGATCAGTTTATTTCTGATGTCATCATAAAGATTGAAGCCGCTCTGCTTATTTTGATAATTGTCGGCAAAAATGGCAACCGTACCTTTGTAGTCGGCTGTTTCTTTCAGTGAGCGCAAAGTCTGGCGCACGGCTTCATTGGTCTTGCTGTTTTGGTCGTCCTCTGCATCTGACTGCACCAATCGGGCATCCACGGCAGCAGCTTTGGCAATACCGTACATCGTGAGCGGAATATGGCTGTTCTCTTTCTTCTCTTTGCCGCTCATCTGCTCATAATGTTCAAGTTCGCTCTTTACGAACTTCATGATACTACGCAATGCACGTGTCTGTGGCAGATAGAGGTCTTGTGCCTTTCCTCCCTCCATTTCAGGTATTTTGTCCTTTACGCCACCGGCTTCTTTGGTAAGGACAGTATCGGACACTCCAGACCATATACGCACCAGTTCGGGCAGGTTCACGTATCCGGCAAAGCGATTGTTCTCCTTGAACTTTCCGCTTGTGGTGAACTCCAACATTTGCTGAATGTTACCAAAGTTGCGTACAAAGTCATCAAAGTAATAAATACCATACTCTTTCATCGTATCAGCAGGCATAAGATAGCGCATGAACGTCCAAATCTCTGCAGCAGTATTGCTGATAGGCGTACCTGTGGCGAAGATTACGTTTCGTCCGTTGTTCTTTTCCAAAACAGCCTGCGCCTTCAGGAATACCCCTTGTGATTTCTTGCTGTATGACGGGTCCACACCTTTGACTCCACGCTGCATGGCAGTGGCAAATCCAAGATGCTTGTATTCGTGGGCTTCATCCACAAGCAGGGCATCAATGCCCATATCGTCAAAGTTCTCTACATCGTCAGTCCGGCGGTCAAGCATTTCCATTGCCTTGACTTCTGCATTCTGCAAGGCTACAGCACGTTTTTTCTCATCGTTGGCGGTGCGTTTCTTTGAAGCGTTATCGGCAAGTCCGGCAAGTTGCTCCTCCAACAATTCGATTTCACGCTCGGCCTGTCGGGTAATCATGTTCTTGCCGTCTGGGTCTTCTTCTTTCATTTTTTCAAGAATGAGCATCTTCTCCTCAATCTTGTCCTGAACGAAAGCCATTTCCCTTTCCTCGCTGTCAGGGATAAATTCAAAGGTCGATTGCGGAACGACAATCATGTCCCAATCGTTGTAGCGTATCTTAGCATAGAAATTCTTTCTGCCCTCTGCGCTTCGGTCTGCCTCTTCGAGTGTCAGTATCTTGGCATTCGGGTACAGTTCCTTTGCACTTGCCACGAACTGACCTACCGTTGCATTCTGCACGACAATCATCGGTTTGCGTGCAGTACCCAAACGACGCATTTCCATTGCTGTGGAAATGAGGGTAAAGGTTTTGCCTGTTCCTACCTCATGGGCAAGCAACAACGGTTGCTGTGTACCTCTCACGATGGCCTTACCTTGGTGGGGACGCATCTTGAACTTGTGGGAAGCACCTCCGAAATACTCCGGCACAAACTCGTCCGGTATGCTCATAGGCACAAAGTTGTTGAACATATCGTTATAGATACGTTCCATACGTTCCGACATTTCCGGGTCGCTCTGCATCTTCTGCCTTGCCCAGTCCTTGAAATCCTGACGGATTTCATCAATCCTGGCGGCACAAGCCTGTGTCGCTTCCTTATCGGTAATGGTTTCTGTTGTGCCGTCATAGTGCTTCTTGGTGGTGGAAACCGTGATGCTTCTGTTCTGAATTGCTGCTTCTATGAGAGTGTGTCCCATTATGGTTCGACCGAGCATTTCACTAGTCACGCCCATGGCACGGTTCTTTTCGTAGTTGGTAAAGTATGGTTCTTTCATAAACCAAGTACCGCCTACTGCTGTAAATCGGACACCTACTTCCGTTCGTTCCTTTACGAAATCTTCATATAGTTTCGGGTCAATCCAAGAGCTGCCGAGGGTAAAGTCAATCAAGTGTGCGGGGATTTCCATTGGCATAACCTCCTGCAACGCCTTGATGTTACGGTCAAATTCCCCATTCTCATTGTTTTCCTCTGCCTGACGCAGTTTCTCACGGATATTTCCGCTCAAATACTGATACGATGCTTCCATCTGTCGGGTTACAGGGTTCTCGAAACCGTAGCCGTTCTCAATGATTTCTTTCTTCGCCTCCCCGATACCTATGCCAAGTTGCTCAGCGATGTACGGTATATCCACACGGCCGAATTTGAAGATACTTGCAATGATACCGTCCTTGACATTGGCAGGGGTGGGTTCTTTCTCTTTTTCAACGACACGTTTGCTGAATACATCGGTCTTGTCAAATTTCTGTATCCGGTTTCCTTTTTCATCAGCCGTTTCTTCAAACTTTTCAAGGGCAAATACATTGGCATAGTCCACATCATTGCGGAGAAACGCAATGGCGGTGTTCTTGTTGAAGTGTCCGTATGTGCTGACAAAATCATCGTATGCCTTGTTGAGTTTGTTAAGCAAGGGTTTCAGCCCCTCATCGCTTTCATTCTCGGTCTGATAGGAAAGGACTTCTGCAAGGGCTTCCTTGATAGCGGTGTACGCCTCGAAACATTCCACTTTCGTATGCCCCTTTACCTTATTAGCATTTACTTCGAGGGGTTGTGCGCTTGCTGTCGAGTTGATGTACAGCTTTCCGTCTTTGACAAACACTTCGCCAATCTTCTTGCCGGGCATTGCATCAGTGATAACCTCTGTGTTGCGTTCGCCAAATTCCTCCGCACTGAACGAGCGGACAAATTCAGCCAACATTTCCTCCTGCTTCTTGTCCTGTTTAGGGTACAATCCCTTGCTTGTCGGACGGAATGTGTCGCCTTTCTCGAATGCGAAGTGCATTTCACCTGCCATGTTTTCAGGGTGTTCGATGAAATAGCGGTTGTAGTCCATTGAGAGCTGCTTGATGACCGGCGTTTCCTTGCCTTTGACCTTGCGTGTTTCCCCGGTGTCATATTCTGCCATGCGCTCTCCGCTCACATCGCTTACATCAATGGCATGGGCGGATTTCTGTCCGTTCACACGCTTGCGGATAACAACTATGTCGGATGTTACCCCGGTGCCGCCGAAAGTCTTGTTGTGCATACGGAAAGCACCCACGAAATCTGCGCCTCCCTCGTTCACAATCCAGTCACGGAGTTTCTTGCTGTTGTCAAGCGTACCGTTGGACGTGATGAAGATACCCAAACCGCCCTCACGCAGTTTGCGCACATTCTTTGCTATACAGAAATCATGTATGTTGTGGAATTTCTTCGACAGGTCTTTGTCGCCTGTGGTGTCATTCACACGGAGTCCTGTAACAAACGGGACATTGGTAATAGCCAAATCCACGCTGCCATTCGGTATGCGTGTCTGCTCGAAACCCTGTATCTCCACCTTGGCATCAGGATAGAGGAGCGAGAGGATTCCTCCCGAAGTCCCGTCAATTTCTATGGCATGGATATCGCTGCGCTCGCTGATGTTTGCAGGCATCTGCCCCAAGATGTTGCCGATACCGGCAGAACCTTCAAGGATATTGCCGCCCTTGAATCCCATTTGTTTGGCAATGTCCCAAAGCGTATCCACAACGTATGCCGGAGTGTAATAGGCGCTGTTCGCACTCATTACAGCCTCTTGATACGTTTTTTCTCCAAGTAATTCACGGAGTTTCTTTGCAATGAGGTTAGGAGCGTAATATGTACCCTCACTGAAAGCCTTGCCCAAGCCGCCCCAGCCGCTGAACTTGCGCAGGGTCTGCATCTGCTTTTCTGTAGCCTGTCCGCCGCTTTCAATCAGTTGCTTTGCCAGTTCGATAGCCTTGATGTTGGCTTCGACACGTGCATCAACCGATGTAGGAGCGTAGTCCTTGCCACGCTCTCCTCGGTTGTTGCGCATGTTTTTCGGCTCGCTTAACCCCTGTAAGTATCCAGCGGGTCTTCCGTTGCCCGGCTGTATTTCTCCGCCAGTTCTTTCACTTCCGCCAGTTCGACTTCCGTCAGCTCCTTCTCCGTCTTGCCATACTTCTTCATTATTTCTTCCAAGGCTTCCCAGTAGACTCCCTTGAACACTGTCGGCTGGTAATCTTTCGGAGCGTACTGCATCAGTTCTCTGTAATCCATGTTCGTCGTTTTTATTGTTATCAATCAAACCGTCAAACAAGCCCAACTCATTTGACTGCTGTGAATTTACTGCTTTTTTCCCATTCTTTTTACGTGCAGGGCGGCTTTTTTTGATGCGTTCCTGTGCAATCTCTGCCTCTTGCTCCACCTCGGTCTCTCTTGTTACGGTTTCGGCGGTAGCAAGCGCATCAATACTTTTCTTATCAAAATTCGTCACATCGAATTGTTGTACCTCATCGTATGGAGTCATGTCTGCATCCAGCCCGTTCTCTGCCACCTCCGGCAAATCTCTCGCACCATTGTAAAATGCTTTAAGGTAAGGGCGTATGGAATCGCCCAAGTCTGCAACCATAGCTGTAGCATACTCGGTAAATTTGCGTGCACCTTTCTCCAAATGGTAAACAGCCATCTCCATACCAATGGCAAGTATTTCCGGGTCTATGCCCATGTTCATTTGACCGAGTAACTTCTTGCGCATACGCTCACGGAGTTCTGCATAGCGTTCATCGGTAACAAGACGGTTGCCGCTCGGATTGTTTTCCGGCTTAGGTTCTTGCTTTGTGGTTGCCGCTTTCTCTTCACGTACAATCTCCCTAATCTTTATTGTATTTTCGAGAGTGACACCAACTGCATTCAAAACCTCTTGCATTCCGTTTGACGGATTTTGAAGAATGCCAAGCATTTCCTCCGGGCTGTTGGCATATTTGGTAAAATGTGCGTCACCGATAGGGATAGGTTCGCTCACATCTTCACGGCGCAAAGTTGTTTCTCCCGTTTCCTTGTCAACGGAAACAGAGTATTGCCACACAGGGGTATATTCCTGCTTTTCTTCCTGCTTCGGTGTTTCCGAAAGTTTAGGCTCTGCAAACTGCACATTGCCGTCATTGACAGCCTGTATATCAGACATTGAAACAGGAGGTTGTGATTGTGCATCAGTCGCATATTCTGCCAACCGTTCAGCATCTTCCTTGCTCCGCATCATGAAGCCTTGCTTTTCCTTGTCCCACCAGCCTTTCAGTTGTTTGGCAAACATTGTGGTGTGCTTCCGAACGGTATCTCTCAATTCATTGTTGAATTTCACAAGGTGCATATCCAACACCTTACCTCTCTTTGTGGTGTACTGTGCAGGAGTAATGGTATACGGAGTGTCTATTGATTCCGTCGTTTCTTCTTCCCCAACAATTCTCGCTACATTTACATACAGTTTAGCATCCTTTCCTTTATATTGGGGCGGTTCATACGAAAAGTTATATACGGTTTGATTGTCCTCATCTACAATAGAAATATTTCCTTTGTAAGCAGAATAATCAATGCCTGATTCTGTATGATTCCGGTTGCTATAATAGTATTTATCAAGTTTGGATTTATCGGATGAATTTACAGAAACAGAGCCAGTTACTTCTTCTAACCCGTATTCTATACTCTTTATACCATTAGCAAGCACCTTATTTGCTAATCTCAATAGCATTTTCACATCGCCTTCATAGGGGGGATGTGCGGTATCTGAATCACGTAATAAATCATTGAATGCCTTATACTCCTGTTTCGTCTTTACGCTCTTATATTCAGCAAACGCTTTGGTCTTACGGTGGCTGCTGTCTATCCATTTCTCGAAATCTTCCAAGTTTACGGCAGTCAACACCGTCTTGTGCTTCTTCGCCCAGTCGCTGTCATAATTCGCGAAGTAAGCTGCCTCGGCATCGTCAGCCTCATTGAAACCAAGCATTACCTTATGCTCATCAAAGCTGCCGTCCTCATTATACTGGTCCACCACGAACACCCTGCGTCCGTTCCACCCGTCAATATCGTCAGAGAGGAACACGTCTATGTGGTCTCCGTCCACGCCCTCCGTGCCACGGATGTAGCCGTAGGTGTTCTGCATAGTTGTTTCCCACTTGTTGCCATTGGCATCCACACCGCTGCGCACACTGCCTTTAGGCTGCTCGATAGTAATATCGAACACTCCGACCTGTACATGACCTTTCTTGTAATTCCCGGCTTCTTTCTGCGCTTCGGTCGGATTTACATTCACTTCCGCTTCTGCTGCTGCGATTTTTTCTCCTAACTCACTGCTTTTAACAGAATTATTTGTACCTTTGCTGTCAGAGGAAGTGCTTTGAGGAGTTATTCCCGAGTCCTTTGTGGCAGTCTCGGTTTTAATTGACTGCTCATAGTCCAAACCTTGCCTTTCAACCGAAGAGGTAGTCGCATCTTTCGGAGTGCGCCAAATGGCACTTCCTTCCAAAAGACCTGTGCTTTGGTGTGAAGCGCTGCCGGATTGTTCGCCGCTTAATGGACTCTTACCGGTGGGAACACTTGCAGATGCGGCATCTGTAGAAGAGGAAACATCTTTCGCGCCCCTCTCCCAAAGCATAGGTCTTTTATTTAAACCGCCTATTGATTCATAACCGGAAGTCTTTAATCCATAAAATTTGCCATTGTCAGAATTGATAAGAATCGTAATCGCACGTTTCCCAGTACGTTTGCGCCCATTCTCTATGGAGAATATCAAAGCACCGTCATAACCCAATCGCACATGGTCAAAATTATTCATAACATCAAGCACAAACGAAACAGCCTCGTCTGTAGATGAAATTCCCAATTCCTTCCCATGTCGCTCAATCATATGGAGCATCATGCCGGGGGTCAGCCTGAATGGAGCTTTTGTATATCCTATCTCGTCAAAGACTTCTTGCGGTATATCGGCAAGGTCTATATTCCCGTTTTCATCTTGATAGAAATACTCGCCATTCCTTGATTTCTTTTCACTTAGCGTATATCTCGCTTGCTTGCTTTCACTATCTGCTTCAATTCGTTTATTGTTGCCTCCAATCGTGCTTCTTTGTTCGTCAGATTCTTCAATTCTTCTTCCACTGTCGGCTGCCCAGTTTCCGTTCTCAGTTCGTTTTCCTGTCTGATTATCTCCTCGGCTTCCTTGCTGCCCTCGTTGGCTTTGCGCACTACCGCCAGCCAATACATCGCTTCTGCGTTGTCCATCATATTCAAATTTTTCGTTTTCGTATAATAATTCGTTTCTCTTGTTTACCGCCTCGTTTATGGCTTCTGCCAGCGTCCTCGGGGTGTTGTCCGGCTCTTCAAACAAGGTTGTCTCCTGCGTGCCCTGCACCAAGTCGTATATCTCCGCAAACATCCCCTGCATGAATCCTTGGCTGCTGCCCTTGTACATCGCCGCCAGAAGCAGTGCGAAGTTACTGAAATTATCGGCAGGAAGGTAACTCTCGCCCGTTGCGTCATCAATCTGGTATTGGCGTTTCCAGCTTTCAACTGCCATCCGTGCCTCCTTGAAATTTTTCGCTTCGGTAAACAGTTTGTCCTGCGACAAGGCATAATAAGCCCGGATTGAGTTCTGTATCTCCTGGGCCATACGCTCTGCACTTGGGCTGTCATAATCCCTGAATGCCGTTGCGAGAATAGCCTTTTGAGCCTTTACAGGCAATGCGTTGAACATTTCTTCAAGACGAACACTGCCACCCTTGAAAATGCTCTGGTACATGATTCCGCGCAAGTCATTCTTGGCTTCGGCGGTAAGGTTGCCCTTGCTGTCAAATGCGCTGCTGTATTGGGTCGGTGTGATGTAGCCTTTCTGCATCATCCATTTTAACACATTTGTACCGTTGGCATCCACAAGACCGGCAAAGGATATTTCCTCATCGCTTGAAGCAAGCAGCAGGTTGGCGAACGAACGCATGTCATTGCCCATCTTCTGCATGATGTTCTTGGGCTTTATGCGTTCAATCCCTCCGCTCTCGGTGTCCTGTGCCACATACTGACCAAGATTAATGGCCTCCGCATCATCCACATCAACCATATTCACAAGGACAGGATGTTTCATACCATCAATATCTTCCGCTTGCAAGCCAAACTCGTCTGCGTGGTCTTTCAGATATTGTTTGTATGTTTCCGCCTGCTCCGAGTGGGCTGCCCACATCTGACGGAGAGCGTCACTTCGGTTGTTGCCCTGTATGACCTCCCCTCGTGCGTTCACGGTAGGCGCACCCGTATAGGCGGTAACGGAAGATGTGATTTCTTCTGGACGGATGTTTCCTGCAATCTTCCGGGAAGATAACAGGCTGGCTTCGTCATTCCGTTCTTTTGGTTGCGCCTCATCAATGAAGTGCAGAGGATTGCGCACACCTTGGATATGGCTCGGTTGCAACTGGTTCGCATCAATCACTGCTGCACGGCCGCCTACAAGGACATCATCGCTGAATTTTACGGATACATCCTTGCCATGCAATGCCTGTATCGGTTCTTGCCTGTCAACCTTATGACCGTTCACACGTCTGTACCCTCTTGCACGTGCATCCTGCGGCTTGTCGTCCACCATGTCCGGCACTCCGTTCAGGGCTTCACGCTCGATGCGTTCCGCTTCCTCACGTTCCACACGTAACTTTTCCTCTTCCGCCTTACGCAATGCGGCAGCTTCATCAGCAATGCGTCTACGTTCAGCGTCCGCTTCCATTTTTCTGCGGTTGGCAGTACCGGCTATCTTCTGCCAAACGAGCAATTCCTGTTTGGCTGCATCAATCGCTGCCTTGCGCTCTTTCTCGGAAGCAATCTTTTCGGCAATGGAGTTGCCGCCTTTCGATTTGGCTTTCTCCAACTTCTTCAAGGCTTCTTCCTTGTCAACAACCATTCCATCGGCTACGGTCTGTGCCATAACCTCATCGCCCTCGGTCTGCTCCACAATGGCATCCCAAGCGGTATCGCTATCGGTCTGTTCATAAAGAGGATTGCCCTGCTCATCCTTTGGTATTCTCTGCATGGCAGGAATATTTTGAGGGGCATTGTTATCATTTTCGGGAATATTTTCCGCACCATTGTTGCTCTCATTTTCGGCAGGGCGTTCAAACGCCACTCCGTTATGCTCCAACAGCATATTGTCAAGTTCATCACGGGTAAACAGGTTCACACGCTTGCCGTTGATAGGTGCTTCAGTAAACACTTCATATCTTCCGTCCGCATCGGCATCTGCTGTGATATTGCCACGGACGGTAACGCCGTTCTCATCGGTAAGCGAAACAATGTCATTGAGGGCGTATTGTGGTCTTTCAGCCTCTTGCATTTCCTGTTTCCGTTCGGCATTCTCAATGGTTCTCTGCTGCTCGAACTGCGCCACACGTGCCAAATTTGCCGCATCAGCCTGTTGCTGTATGGTTTCTTTTGCCAATGGGAAGATGTTCACGCCGTCCGATACGTTAACTGTGCCGTCCCCATTATCCACAATACCGTCCTCGTTGGCTATAACCTGTACTTGTATCTGTGAACCATCCTCTCCGGTAATAGTATAGGCATCACCCGGATTGAATGTAATCTTACCGTCTATCTTATCAGCCGCTTCACGTGCGAACTGCTCCACAATGGCTTGTTCTGCCAATTCTTTTTGCTCGTTAGGGTCTTGCGATTCATCAAGAGACAATACTGCATCAGGTGATACTTGTTCAAGTGCGCCGGTTTCCGAATCGCGAATGATGATGCTGTTGTCCGAATCGGTTACGCTCACACCGCTACCATCGTTATACGGTATAAGCTTGCCGCTGATTACATACACCTTCCGCTCATCCTGCTTCATGGTTGCCCCCTGTATCATGCCAGTATTACGGTTCACACGTGCATCTATCATTGAGTTGCTCTGCTCGATACGACCGTCTATATCATCACGTACACGTTGTATCATGCCGTTATACACTTGCTTGGCATTAATATAATCGATTACGGAAGACTTATCTTCATCATTCCATTGTCCGTTGCCATTCACAAACTCTAATGCGGCAATCGGATTTTCTTCAATCATTGTAAACATGCTCTCATCCACAAGGTCCGCAACTCTTGCACGCTGATACTCATACATGTTCTTTGCATCGTTCATCTCCTGCGAAGAAATGACATTGTACCCGTCGAGATAACTGTCGTTTGCTTGTTGTACACTTTCGTTTCGGTTGCCTCCACGTGATTGAGCCATAGAAGCAAGGTTAAATCCTCGCAAATTCAACGAGCGTTCCATATAATCCAGAACGGCAGCTTTCTCATTGATGGTAAAATCTTTATCACCGGCAATAAGTTCCGCAACTTCACCGATATTCTCATTGGTAGTAAGGTCAAGCGTCGCCTTTAATGGCTCCCATACCTCTTTGCCGAGTAATTCATTCACTTTTGCGTCCGCTTTATTTACACTATGCTTCATGGAAGCATAATTTGCAGCAGACAAAGTATGTTTTCCTGCGCCCATTAATCCCATAGAGAGTGCCATGCCTCCCCAAATGTCACCATGGAATTGACCACTGGCAAACAAATTGGTACGTGTACCGTCCGGATTCTGTTGATAGGCGTCATCAAGATTGAGCATGGTACGCCACAGTTGTCCATAGTATTCTTCCGAAACCTCACCGACATAATCACTCACACCCATTTTGTTGAACATCTGATGAGTTTGTCCCATGATACCGTTCAACGCACTTGCGTCAGCCTTTGAAAGCACTGCGCCGATACGCTTTGCACCTACCACATTGGCTAGTTTGCTCATATTCCCAAGAGTAAAGACCGGATCAAGATGCGCACCGAACATTTCCGAATAATTCTCAATGATGGCATTGGCTTCACTTTGCCAAATGGCATCCCCCCAAGTCTTATCATTGGAAAAATCATAGTTGCCGTTCTCATCAACAACCACATCACCCAGTTTACGGTCAATGATGTCAGTAGTAGTTTTCCCTGCCTGCACTGTATTGGCCATAAGTGGGGTACGTACAAGCAAATCATCTGCAGTTGTACCGAGTGCTTTGATAGTCCAGTCGGTTGCATACCGTCCCAAACCTTTGGCTCCATTCTCTTTAATATAGGACTTGAAACCCTGCTGAGCCATTTTTTCAGCCGTTTCTTTGCCTATGACCTTTGTTGCAAGTCTGGTACTTCCTTTGGAGAAAGAGGACAATCCGTTAAATCCTCCACCTGTCAATACGAAATCCAACATGAAGGACGGCATATAGCCTGCCATTACACCTGCTCTGTTCCAAAAATCGGCATTTCCGCCGTATCTTTCCTCTGCTTGTTGCTTCTCATGGATTGCGCCCATCATTGCATCATGCGCTTCATGTTCACCCTCTGTGGCATTTTCTCCTTTCAGGTCATCAGCATTCATCATTGTCAGTGCGTCACGCATATCACCCATACCGAAATCCCAAGTACGCACATCACCCATAGTGCGGCCGAAACCACGCCAAAAGCCAACATCTACACCGTTTTCACGGTCTTTCTGTTCTTCGAGATTCTTAATCAGTTCCTCTGTTTCACGAATGGCTACGGATAATGCACGATTTTCCTTGTCGGATTGTTGGCGAGGCGTATAAGTGGCAGCTCCCAGTATGGCAGCGAGAGGGGCTTTGTTGTTTTCTGTCTCTTCTGCCCATTCCTTGTGTACTTCTGATGCTCTTTCCGCTTGTTTGGCTTTCAAATCCTGCAACCGGAGGTTTGCCTTACGCAACTGTCCGCCTACAGACATGTCAGCCGCCTGTCGGTATCTGAAGCTCTCCATGTCGGCAAGTCCCTTGCTGGTGTATCGGTTGCCGAGAGGGGTAATGTAGGTTTTCTCCAACTTTCCGCTCTCCGGGTTGAACAGCATTTTCCCCTCTGCGGTCTGTCCGCCGCCCAATGGTGCGTTTTCGTGATACTCACGCATGGTTTCCATACGCTCGTTGAAACCGTCCATCATTTGCTCCGTACGGCGTTTCATCTGCCCCATATTTGCACTGAAGCGTATTTTATCCTGTTCTGTTAACGGATTTTCCGATTGCACCACAGCATCAGCTTTGCCAAAACCTAACTGATTGGAAAAACTATCGTAGTCCCCATAATCATATTCCTCACTGGTCGCATCATACAGTTTCTTACGCTTCGTATCATCTTGAATGTCGGTACAGAACTGTTCATAGCTGCCCAATTCATAATCTTTCGATAGCGCATCATACAGTTTTCGCTTGTTGTCATTATTCTTGTCTTTCATATCAGCTCATTGGATTTTTCTTCTTGTTGGATTGACTGCTTCCCATCGGGTTGCTCTTTTTTTGCTTGCTCTTCCTGTTCACCTCTGCTGCTACTTCCGAAATTGGTCTGCGCACGATTTTCTTTTTCGGATTCATGTAAGCATCCACACCATCATCTTGTTCTTCTGTTACAGCAATGCCCAGTTCTTCTGCTGCTCGCATCACCGCCTCATCATAATCGGCTTTGGTCTTATAATCCTTGCCGCCAAGGTTGCCGTAATACTTGTTGCCGCTTCCGCCTCCTTCATTGTAGTAGTTTGCCCGGGCTCTGCTGGCCGAAGCGGATGCTCTTTGCGCTCCACCTCTGGCTTTCTCTGTATCTACCTTGGCCTTTTCAAGTTCTTCCGCATATTTTGCTTCAATCCCTTTACGCTTGGCATCAGCCTCGGATGCTGATATTTTATTGCCTTGCAATTGGAGATTCAATTCAAACAGTTGCCTGTCGCGTTCCTCTTTGGCATCGTTCCGCATGCGGTTATAATCGTCAAGACCAAGCTGCCTTTGCCACTTACGTTCACGGTCATCCCTTTCTTCATCAGCGATTCTTGCCCTCATCAGCCCCTCATAATATTCTTTCTCCTTGCCTTCACGTTCTTTCATCAGCTTGTCATATCTCACTTTGGTACGTTCTGACATGGTATTCTTACCGGTGTACATATTTGGAGCGTACTGCGTGGTGAAGAACAAGTTCGAGAGTGCCGATATGCCGTCACCGATAGCCGCAAATATCTGGTCTCGCTTCTGTTTCTTCTTTTCCTTTTCAAGTTCCTCCGCTGTCGGTGGAGTATAGGGATTGAGTTTTTTGTACAATTCAGTGTATGAGAGACTGCCACCGTTCACATCGGCTTGTTTGGCCGGAGGTACAGCGACCGTTTCAGATTGGGAGCCGGTAACGGCAGGAGCCGCAGCCGCTTGTTGTTCCGTCCATTTCTGTGTACCCTTTGCCGGGGATGATACGGAAGGAGCGTCTTGCTGCTGTTCGTGCCATTCCTTAGAGCCTTTGGGCGGAGGCGTACCACCTCCGTTACCTAAAATATCATCCATTGTTGCCATATTGAAATAGTTTAGAAAGGCATTTGACTTACCGCGTTAGTTACTCCTTGTACAGCTCCCGATATGGCATTGGTCTTGCCTTGCTCAATGGCATTAAGTTGCTCTGTGAGAGCGTTGTCGTTTTGTAAGTAAGTGGCTTCGATATTGTCCTTACGTGCTTCTGCATCAGCGGCAATCTGCGATGTCGCATCGGCGAGTGCCTGGTTGTTTGCCGCTTTTGCAGCCGCCACGCTCTCATCTGTGCCGCCCATCACAGCCGCCGAACCTGCCGCCTGTTTGTTTCGCTGTTTTATACTCTCTTCAGTTTGCGTAAGGATGCGTTGTGCATCAGCCCGCTGAGTGGCATCCTCGTTGTACCGCCTGTCATACCAGTCCTGATTCTTTTGCCGTTGAGCCTCAACATTGCGTTTTGCTTTCTTCATGGCCTTGGACGCCTTGATTCCACCGAAAATGCTGCCTGCAGCCCCTATGGCACTTCCTATTAAACCCATAAGACTTTAGTTTTTGATTATTAAAAGTTATACCTTGCGTGCGAAAGTAAGCCGTTATCTTCGCATCATCATTTTATCTTTTTACATACAAATCACTATGGCAATAGGAAAAAAGACCGGAGGGCGGCAAAAAGGTACGCCAAACAAAATAACGGCACTGGCAAAAGGGATGATTGAGAAATGGCTTGAAGCGCACAACGCTGTACCCAAAGGAGATGTGACGCCATTAATAATGCAGGACTTTCTGGAACTTGACCCCAAAGACAGGGTGAAAGTGTCGACAGAGTTCATTAAAATCATCATGCCTAAGAATATCAGCATAGACGATGGCGAGGTCAAACTCACCATTGAGGACAAGCTTGTCAAACTTGCCGGAGAAGAAGACGAGGAAGAATAATCTATTACCCTCTACTTTAGATTGTCTTCATGTCAGGGGAACCCCAACCCGAAAAGGGGATGATTTTACTGATTTGCTTTGAAGCGATGTTCGAGAGAATGTCGCTTTTTTCATGTCCGCAAGCTGTCGGAAGCGTTCAGGAAGCATTCGGGAATAATTGCACATTCTTCCGGAATTATTCGGGAAGAATGCAGGATTATTACGGAAGAATGTATGAAAACTCCCGTATTTTGCCGTAAAGTAAAGTATATATATCTACTACGTCTACCGCGCGTGCGTGCGCACGTGAGGAAAATTTCGATTTTAGGGCAAGAATAAAAGTTGAATAAAAAAGAAAGCCTACAAAGAAAAATACCTTGCAGGCTTATATCATTTCGTGAAGTCACAAAAAAAATCAGAATCCTTTTCCTTTCTGCCGTTGGTACACCACCGTCTGGTCTTTGTCGAGGTTGACGATTTTGAACATCACCATTGAACGGTTCGGAATATCGTCCGGCAGCATAGTTACGAGCCGGGCAATCACCTCGTCCACATTGTTGAAGCCTACATCGGTCAGTTCCGCCACCTTTTGCCCGTTGTGGTATGCAGCCGCATTCACCATGTAGCGGTACGACAACCGGAAATGCACTTCTTCCTGCTTTTGCTCACGCACGGAAGCTTTGCCGGAGAAGAATATGAAATCAATCACTTTCTCGTTCAGTTCCCATGCAGAGGAGAAATCAATCTTGATATACCCGCGTGTCACCTTGTGACCGTTGCTGTGGTTCATCCCAAACGCCACTTCCGAGATAGAGGCACGTACATCATTCTGAGCTACTGTTCCCCATGTATGCCGGAACGTGTAAGCCGAATACCACTCTTCCTTTGGCATTCCCATAGCCTTGCATAATTGCCTTATCCCACTGTTGACATTGGCGCAAAAACTGTCCGATGTAGTCATGCGCTGATAGAAATTGAACAAACGCTCATCATCTTTTGCCGTGTTCATGTATTTTTCAAATAGCGGCTGGATGATTGCCGGCACCCGCATTTCCATATACGCACCATCCGCACGGAACTTCTTCGTTTTGGCCCGTTGGTAGTGGATAATTCCGTTCCGGTAATCCTGCTTTCTTAGATTGTACAGGTCAATCGTGTTGATTCCTGCAAGGCAAAGCACCATCATGGCAACATCACGCCCGAACTCCGTCTGTGGATATTTCATCTTACTTTCCGGCAGAGGGAATGAAAAGAACTCCCGACATGCTTCGGGGGTAATGGCAAGCTTCTCCGCACGATCAGCCGTTGGTATTTCCACTTTCACCCATGGGTTGACTTTGATACGGATTATACCGTTATCGTAATCGTTGTACTCCAACATGGCGGCTTTAAATACCTGACGCATACAGATTGGATACATTTCCTTTGCCCTATGCGTCTGTTCAAGCGACTTTATCCATTTGTTCACCTGCGTAGAGGTCAACTGAGCGAACATCACTTGGTTGGTTCCGATGAACCGTTCCAGATGTTGTAGGGCAAGCTTGTAGTTCTTGGCATTCCTTTCCTGCCCACGGTCAATCATTCTGTCGATATGCACTCTCGCATAATCCGAAAAACAAATATCGTCATTGCCGTTCATAAGAAAATCCACCACTTCCTTGACCGTCCAATGCTCAATGTCTTTTTTGTTGAGCCGCTCGTTATATTCCACTATCCGCCCGGCACAATACTGAAGCACGTAGGGGTCTTCGATTTCTTTCGCTCTAGAAAGTTCTTTTTTCGTGACCATCTTGTCGGTCTTCATGAATTGTGTCCCCCTATGGTGAGTAACTCTGATATAAACCGGATAAAATCCGTCCTTGCGTTCTTTTTGAACACACGCTTTAAATGTTGCCATATCGTTCTATGTCTTTATTATGTTATTATTTAAATTTATTCCAAACAGCTTCCAATGTCTTAACTTTCTGCCATATCATCAATTACGGCTCTAAACACGCTCTAAACACGCTCTAAACACCCAACGAAAAGCACAACAACATTCTCTAAACATTTGCGTTTATTACGCTCATTTTCCGTGCGGAATGAACGTACCTTTTAAAAATACAATAGGCGGTAAGCCTTTGTAAATGAAAAGCATACCGCCTATTTTATTGAGTATCAGCTATATCGTG